TGTAATTTCTGCATGATGAATATGTCCACAGATAACTCCATCATAACCTTTGCGTTTACAATAGTAAGACATTTCTTTTTCGAACTCACCAATATAATTGGCAGCAAGTTTTGCTTTACGCTTCAAATACTTTGCCAAACTCCAAGGTTGCATCCCGAGCAGTCTTCTTGATGCATTAATAATCTTATTGATATAGAGCAGAGAGTCATATGCAAAGTCTCCCAGATGCATAATGAATCGACCAGTCTTTGTTCGCATTAAATTGTCGAAGAGGTCACCATGCACCACCAAGTAGCGTTTACCATTCACCCCAACATGGACACAACGATGCTCTACTGCAATTTTACCGATTTTAATGTTGGGAAATGACCGAAAGATTTCATCATGATTACCAGTGACATAAATTACTTCTGTCTTTTCTGACATCTTGAGTATTTTTCTGACGATTTGATTGTGTATTTTTGGCCAATACCATTTCTTTTTCAGACGCCATATATCCACAATATCTCCAACGAGATACAACTTTTCAGTTCTAATCGTAGATAAAAACTCTAGCAATGCATCAGAGTTACAATGTTTCGACCCAAGATGTAAGTCTGAAATGAATACCGATTTGTATTTTTTACCAGCATTCATTGTCATATACAGATTTACTTTTTGCGACCGATGTTATACTTTTGAATAAGTTCCCAATCGTTCTTTTCTTTGTAAGCAATTACTTTGATTTGATTTAGAGGAGCCTTGTCCTCATGGATTTCTGGATTGAGAATGGTAATCAAACCCCAGTCCGAAAGTAGATGTGCTACCGTGTTTCTGCGTTGTAAATCATTGTCACTAAAGTCCGCATCTTTACCATCTAAGGCAAAGAGTTCCTTAAAGTGAACAATGAAATACCTACCCTGCTTATGAAGGATATGGCATGACTGATAAAGAATCTTATCCTTACGAGACGCTACCCCAATACGTGAAAGAGTTTCACGAACCTTTAGAAAGTCGTCTGGATTCTCCAACTTAACTTCCAAGGGAGCATACCCAGGATAGTTAATATCAAAAAAATCTTCGCTCATTTTCTACCACCTTTATACAATTTCTCTTTTATTGTTTTCTTTTGTTCTTCGGAGAGAATTGTAAGAGCTTGACTAGCTTTTTCATTACTATAGCCATAATACTCCTTGATCATCTCAACTTCGGCATCGTCTTCAATTTTGATCCATTTATCAAAACGCTTTCTAGACCTGATTGTATTTATAAGAAAAGTATTTTGCAGTGCTTTATCAATGTGTGGACGGCAGTTCATCTCGTTGGCTGGAATGACAGTATCAGCACTGAAACTCAGGCCGCGATTGATGATCCAAGGGTTGTATTGCTTCTCTGACCACTCATCTACTATGAGATTGGTCTTCTTGTGGTTAATATCGTTGATGAAATCAAAGGGAGAAATCTTGGCTTTTTTCTCCACATAATCTTCTGGCTTGTATTCTACCTTTGGATCACCAAGGCCCTCTAGAATACCGTCCATTACTTCCACTCCACTCCAGCCATAATCTCAACCAGACAGGCTACGAGATTGATTTCTTGGTTGGTGGCGAAAGCAGACTTGTATTGATAGTCGGCCAACAGAACAATAAGAGCCGCAGGATACTTGACATCATCAAGAAGGGTATCATAAATCTTACGGAAGATGATGCCAGCATCGTTGTCGATATTATCTACAACCCACTGACGGACTTTCTTGAAGTCCTTACCACGAAGGGCATCAACCAGTTCTTTCATATTGATTTCTTGGACGTTGGCTAGAATGCCAGCATCGATTGTACCGCTTACACTGTATCTCTGGAGTTCATTAAGGACACGGCGATAGTCGGGAAAGTGCTTCTTGAGGACTTCGGCCACAACCTTGTCATCATACTGCACACTCTCGGCTTCAAGAATATCACCAAGACGTTTCATAAAACGTCCAGCCATTTTAGGTCGGTCAGCCTTAGTTAGCTTGAATTCAATCACCGCAGTTCGACTATGCAGAGGTGCAATGATACGGTTCTTGAAGTTACAGGTAAAGATGAAGCGGCAGTTATTGGCAAACTCTTCAATGAAGGCACGAAGGGCTGGCTGTGTAGAGTTTGGATTCAGGTAATCGGCTTCGTCTAGAATAACAACCTTAGTCTTGCCGCTAAACGAGACAGAGGATGCAAACTCACGAATCTTGGTACGGAGAACATCAATACCAGATTCTTCTGAACCGTTAATAACGATATAATCACAACCCAATTCTTCACAAATGGCTCGGGCGATAGTAGTCTTACCTACACCAGCCGAGCCACACAGGAGCATATTGGGAATCTCACCAGTCGCCACAAACTGGCGAAAGGTATTAAGTTGTTCATCGGGTAAGATGCAATCGTCCAGCTTACGAGGACGATACTTCTCAACCCAGAGGAAGTCTTCACGCATAATGATTCTCCATAATAAAATAAAATGTCCGTCGCGATGTTAGTGCATCCACGGACGCTGGCTTAGTGACCAGTATTCACTATATCAGTTATTGCGCAACCAGTCAAGAATATTTTCTGGTGAAGTCACACCATAAGGATCATCCGCGCAGTTGTCCTCAACTACATCACCTTCAATGAACCACTTCTCAATCTGACCGTTATTCACAACAACAGCATATCGCCATGAACGTTCACCAAAGCCAAGATTGTCCTTCTGGACACTCATTTTCATCTTGTTAGTGAACTTGGCAGATCCGTCAGGAATCATCTTCACCTTCTTGATCTTCTGATCTTTCGCCCAGCAATTCATGACAAAGGAATCATTGACAGATACACAGTAGATGTCCTTGATACCAAGTGCCTTAAACTCAGCAAAGTTCTTTTCGAAACCAGGTAACTGGTAGGTCGAACATGTTGGAGTAAAGGCACCAGGAAGAGAGAACAGAACTACACGCTTACCAGCGAAGTAATCATAGGTTGTCTTATCTTCCCAACGGAATGGGTTTGGACCTTCAATCGAGTCATCGCGGACACGGGTCTTGAAGACTACAGCCGGAACAATCTCAGGTAGTTCCTGGTCATGGGCTTCATCGTCCCACTCCTTCTTAAATTTAAACTTCTCTGCCATTATACTACAGCCACCTGTGCGTCAAAGTCGTTAAGAATGAGGAGCTTATTAAACTGGCGAACAACTTCATCCAGGTCACTCGTGGTAAACGCAATGGTTACATCACGAGGGTCTTCTTCTGCATCATAAGGAATGCGGGCGTTAAATGAGAATTCAAACTTAGTCATATTATTTCTCCTTAAATAGAGGACGCAGGGTCCATTGCAATGTAATAAACGAGTTCACGACCCTTACTCTTAAACTCCATGGCGCGCTTCTTACCAAGCGTGACAGTGTAGTTGTCAGAGAGGACTTTGAGGTTCTCGGTCTTCACTCGGCAATCAAACACAGGAGCAGCATCGGTGCTAATCGTCTTAGTGTATGAGTTTGCCGATGAATTGGTGGGGTCGCCAACCTTGAGTTGAACCTGGGCGCCATCCGATACAATGCTGATGATTGGTGCCGAGGTGATTGATGCGGCGCGGAGAATCATACTGATTTCATCCGACGAAAGATCGAACGACCACACAGGTTCAATCTCAAGGTTCTTGTCGGGAGCAGCGGTCACGGTGCCAGGATCGGAATAGAAGTATTCGAACTTCGACCCATCCTTACTAACCTTGATGCTGTTCTCGCCAAAATCTACATCCTGATCTTCCATAAGGGTCAGAAGTGCCAGAAGGCTATTCAGGTCATAGACGGCAATTTCACGGGGAAAGGTTTCAGTGACCGTGGCGCGTGAAAAGATGTTCTTCCCAGGACTAACGGTACCAATCACATTACCCTGCCGAAACAGAATATTGGTATTGATACCCGCATAGTTCTTTAGAAGTGAGAGTGTTTCATTAGAAATTTTCATAATATATTAACCTTTTTTCTTGTTGGTCTTAGTACCAGTATTTGTTATAACAGAAATTGTGTCAGTTGTCAAGAGAGAACTGGTGCCCATATTATAGGTTGACCAGTCGGGCGTAGAGGTAGGCAAAGTAGCAGAAATCGTACCACCGGATATCGTAGATGGTAATACACCAGCGAAAGTAAGACCTTCTACTTCTAGGTTGACATCCATGTCAAGTCCTGCTAGACTGGGCTGTTGTGACTTATCATGGACATGCAGTGCAATGATGGCATAGTGAATGACCTTCATCAGGTCCTTACGCCAGTCTTCAGGAGTTCCCTTATGGCCATAACGCTGGGCATACTTCATGATATTTCCAACCGTGAAGCCTACACCATGTCCACCATCAATGATAAACTCGGTAGCTTGGTACTTGTTCTGCGAATAGTGCTGCCCATAAGTGGCATTCACATACTCGGTAACCTGCCGAAGCAGGTCACCTTCGTTATACTTATATTTAATTGTCATACTATCTCCTTAGAAAGGTGTTTCTTCAAAAAATGCGTCTTCATTAACGTTATCGGTAGGGCCAGTATCAATCTTGGCATCAACCTTACTATAGAGGTCGAGGAACGCCGACTTTGTATCAGCATCAAAGCGGTTAACGCAGAGTTCGACTGCCTTCTGGCGAGACTTGAACATGGCGAAGGCATTGACAATGTGTTCCAGACGGCGAGTCGAAATCAGGTCGTCAATGCCACCATCGTAGAAAGTCTTACGGATGATTTCAGCCCAAGTCACAAGGTTGTCGGCGAATTCCTCATCGACCGCACCAGCCTTTTCCATCTTGTTCATGACAATCTTCTTTTCGACCTTAGCCGATGGATATTCTTGCTCGACTGTGATGGCGAAACGCTCAAGGAAGGCATCATCAAGAATCTGGGCCGAGATGAACTTGCCGTCATCGGAACCACGACCCTTTGTGTTAGCAGTTGCAACCACGTTGAAGCCCTTGGCGGGGAAGACAGTCTCACCAGTCTTCTTATTGAAGTATGGCTTGCCTTCAAGAATGGCCTGGATGCACATCAACTTGTTCGAACCGCGGTCGATTTCATCAAGAATAAGAATTGCACCACGCTTCATGGCAGTCAGAACAGGACCTTCGCGGTACACTACGTTACCATCGACAAGGGTGTTGCCACCAATCAGGTCGTCTTCATCGGTTTCTACCGAGATGTTGACGCGGAGACATTCGCGCTTCAACTTGGCGCAAGCCTGTTCAATCATTGTGGTCTTACCGTTACCAGACAGGCCAGAGATGAACGTGGGATAGAAGGCTTCTGCCTTGAGAACCTTAATCAGGTCGGTGTAAAAGCCAAACGGAACGTAGGTCGCATCAAGACGAGGAACCAGATTGTCAATGATTACCTCTAGCTTAGGCTGCATCACCGTCTTAGCAACGGGCTTCGAGGTAATCTCAGCAACTGGCTGAGGCATCACGGGTGCAGGCTTGGCAGTCACGCCAACCATTGCAGCAGACAAATCGTAAACGCCACGAGAAACAACATTGTCCTTTGACAGGAGCCAGTTCAACTTCTCAATACCCATCGGGTGGGCGACGGCAAAAACATCTTTCTTGCGGAAAATACCACCATTCGTATCAGCGGCACGAAGGGCGGCAAGCAGGTCTTCACGGGTACTAATCATAATAAAATCACCTTTTCACAAACAAACATCATCAATCACATTATTTACTATAGTCGATTCGCGACCAAATGTCAAGTGTTTTTTACGCCACAGCCTCAACCATTTTCGTAAGAATTACACGACCAATAGATTTCTTATCTTGGAAAGCCTTGAACGCCTTGGTCAGTTCCTTCTTATCGTTGGAGTCCACAGTCAGAGTATCTTCCGTGATTTGCAGGCTGCTGCCAGCCTTGATAAGAAACTGGTCATCAAAGCCATTGATGTTCTTGAGAAGTGCCGCACCTTCCTTCTTGAAAGCCTTGCGGGTCGCATCACTGACTGTGCCAGGGACGAGCGAACGAGCCAAGAAATACTTGAGGTCATAAGAACCCATCAGGTAAAAGTTAATCATCCGCGAACCAGTGGTTTCACGATACAGTTCAAGAAGAGCCTTACAGTAAGACCGGCTGCGGTAGCTAACACCGTCATATTGCTGCGAAAAGGTACGACGAGTCTTAGAGTCAACAATAGCTAGGTTCTTACGGTGATAATCATTATGATTATGACCAACAGTTTCGAAGTTGCAATCACCTTCACCATCGGTCAAGAATACCGACGAAAGAACTTCAACGCGATTGCGGTTCTTGAAATCTTCGGCGATGTAACGGCCAAGCAGAATGGCTTCTTCTAGCGGAGTGCTGCCAAGACCAAAAGAATTGGCAGCGGTACCGTCTAGATAAAGGTCATGATAGCTACGATTATAAGACTGGCCAAGAGCAAGAATATTTGCCATCTGGGTCTTGAACTTACCACCAGAAACGCCGGTAGCCACCAGCTGGAGCATACGGAAACTGGGGTCAGAAATCATCAGGTTGTTTGGGTCTGACAAGTTATTGCGGCTGCGCACTGTATCGAAATACGTTTGTGGTGCGCTAGAGTTCGTGATGAAGCCGTAAACTTCAAACGGAATGCGAACTTTCTGGCAGAACGAAGCCAGTAGAACCAGCTGCTCCATGGTACCAGACATGTTGGAAGACATACTGCCCGACATATCAAGGTACAGAAGCATGCCGTGGTTCTGACCGTTAGGAACAACCGTGTTCTGTAAGAACAGGTCTTCTGTAATCTTGTAAGCCCACACTTTGTCCATGTTGATGCGGCCAGTCTTGGAAGTCTGGGCGCGCATAAGCGACTTGGCTTTTTTCTTACGTTCAAAGTCCTGTGCCATTGAACTAAGGTACTTGCTGTTCTTGGCAAGAAACTCCTTGTAGAGTTCCATCTTGACTTGTTCAGCAGTCTTGCCTGCTCGGTATGCGGCGCCACCAACAGAGAACTTCAACATCTTTTCGACGGTGTTAATACCGACAATAAAATCAGCCGGGTTCAGAATAGGAAGCTTGGCATAAAACGTCTCACGGGCGTTTGCATCAAGCAGGCTGTCTTCATTCCGACGAAAGTTCTCATCGGTGAATGAAGTCGGCGCAGGGCTTTCTTCTGTATCATCGGACTCGCTGCCCTCAGACGAACCGTCTTCTTTCTCTTCTGACTTTTCTTCTGACTTTTCTTCGGTATCATCGGACGATGAAGACTTCGAATCTTCTTCGGTATTTTCTTCTGATTTCTGACCCGTAGAGGAAGGCGTCTGTGGCTTTTCTTTGTCATCGGAGTTGTCCGAATTAGGAACTTCAACGTAGTCTGCACTCGGGTCGAATTCGCCATCACCATCTTCCATGATATCACCAAGGGCGTTCATGAATTGTTCAAAGTCAAGTTCTTCGGTCGAATTTTCGGCACGTTCATAGAGTTCGCTGGCGAGAGCGACCACATCTTCCCAGGTGTTCAGGTCGTCAAGGCGATTGACAATAGCTTGCTCTTCTTCCGAGAACTTGACGTTCAAAAACGAACCGACCTTGGCGTGAAGGTTGATGCGGTCAATGAACTTTAGCTTATTGACATCCATACCTTCGACACCGAAGAAATTCTTTTCGAAGAGTTCTTGGTAACCATTGTAGAACGACCGACGAAGACCGGGGTAACGATTCTTCATCTTGCGTTCGATACGAGCATCTTCAATGATGTTGAGGAAAGACTTGAAGCCCACACCCTTCTCAGAGATGCTGGAGTGCCAGCCGTCAGCAGGCGTTTCAAGAGCGTGACCGACTTCATGGCCGATTAGCAGGTCATAAAGGTCAGCCGAAGTCTCTTTGAAGATCGGCAGCACGACCGTGCGGGTCTCCAGATTGAAGTAAGCGGTACTTGTCTTCTGGTGTTCTACATGGATATTTTCTGTCGCCAACAACTTGGCGAGAATCGACTTTTCAGCAAACTGGGACATCACAAAACCTCATCAATCAATCATATAATTTACTATAGTCGATTCGCGACCAAATGTCAAGCGATTCTTTTAGAAACAACGGCGCTCACGGCGAATATATCGATTGCCGTAGTAGTCATATTCAGTAACTTCTGTGGTGCGGCAGTTACGGTCGCGGCGATAATATGAATCACGGTTGCGATAGTGATATTCATACTCGCGGTCATAAACTTCACGTTCGACTTCCTCGTCGCGGCTATTGTTGCTTTTAATAGCAGCACCGAGA